GATAAATTAATAGCATTTCCATTAGAAGACCAATGTGACTTTTCTATGATCATATGTTATATATTATAGAGATTGTTGTATCAAAAGGCAAATAACTAGTTGAGTAGGACTAGTTGACTTGTCTTCCTTCTCCCTTAGCATTTCTGCCCTCCCCAGATTTATCTGGGGAGCTTGCTGATCTTTCTTGGTCACGGGCTCTGCTCTGAGTAGCCTGAGCCTTAATTTCAGCTGCCTGGGCTGCAAGATCTACTGGGACATCTCCACCTTCTCGTGGGACCATTCCCATTCTGACTCTAATTTCATTTGGAGTAATTACCTGGAATCTAAGATATCTTTCATCTATCTTAGACTGGGTATCTGCATCAGTTAAACTTAATTCATTAAACTTAAGCTCTAAAGCATCTGTCATTTCTTGAATTATTTTATTCAATTTCTTTTCTAGGTTTTCTTGAGCAGGGCGACATACCTGTTCTTTAAATGTCTTATCTGCATCTCTTGCTGCTGCCAAGTTGATACCAGCTGGTGTACCAATTTTGTTAATTGGTACTCTATGAGCCATTAGTATTTCATCTCTATTTGAATTTCTATATTTTTCAAATGAGCCTTCTTGAGCTCCCGCTTCAATTGGCTCCATTTTAAATTCAGTTTTTGAGTCTGGAGAGTCTGGGGGAAGTGGTATATACAAAGACCTGTGGTTCTTTCCCTTTAGTCCAACCTGGAAAAACTCAAGCAATTTTCTTTCAGATTCTGGAGAAAGCTTTGCTCCTTTTACTGTAATAATATATCTAGGAACTGCTTTATTTTCAAAATAATCTAGGTTATATTTACCAGCAAACTCATTGCCAGCCATTGAATTTTGTGCAGCAATAATATCTGGAATTCCATAGTAGTTATTCTTTGGAGTATACTTCTTCAAATGAATAATCTCATTAGGTCTATCCTCTTGACCTGCTATAGGGTTTACTGTTTCTGTGTCCCCGAAGTTTCTAAAGAATACCGCCTTGCCATAAAGAAGCTGTATAAAACCGTCTCTAAGGCGTCTTACACGCATTGTCTTTGAAGGTATGTGACCGATGTACCCTATCTTGCCAGTTGTCGTTCTACCGACCTCCAGATAGCCATTACCAGTAGCTTCTATGTCAGTGTAGAACTTTATAAGTGTTTCTTTAAAAGTTTCGTCTTCATTACAATCTTCAAGCCATCTGTGCAAATCTTGTTTAATTCTATTTAGCTTCTTGCGAGCTCTTTCTAATTGCTTCTCATCATTAATTTCATCAAGGGCATCTGTTGTCTTTTTTGATTCAATAAAATCAAATCCAAGACCAACAATATTTGCAACCTTTGCATTTATAGCAGCATAGTTGTATGGAGAAATTTCATAAATTGTTGATAAATAATCTAAATTATATTCTGGCTGTATTAGATCAAACGTGGCATATCCGCTAACTGCTTGCTGATGTTGAAGCTGCTGGCTTATTGCACCGTCTTTACCAACAAAAGCTTTCTGAAGATCTCTAGAAACTTTTCTTCTAAATGAAGCACCTAGACCAGCAATCTTTAAAATATCTTCGCCTTCTACATCAAATGCGTCATCTGATTTTTGAGTGGTTGGGTTGTTAAATCTCATCCAGTCTGCCATATTAGAAACTTCAATATTGCTCATAGCAGCGTCATCTTCATACTCAATCATTATTTACCACCATTTAGTCTAGCCATCTCTTCCTTGTGTACGCTAATGTCCAAAGGATCTGGCGTAAGTCCCCATCTTAATCTTTGCTTTTGGTATTCAAATTCTTCATCATCAATTTGTCTACTGCCCTCAATAAACTTTGGCTGACCAACATCAATTCCGTAGTGTGCTACAGCTGTGGCAAGCAGTGCGATTCTTTCTTTGTTGTCGATCATAGACGCTATAGACAGAAAATTATTATCTTCGTCTCCGACCCATCGGCCATCTGGCATTTCCCAAACATAGACGCCTAATCTGGTCTCCCCAGATTTCATCTTAGCACTAGTTCTTTTTATGTCCATAGTTAATTATTTTACCATCTTTGCGTCTACAAGTCCAGCTTTTGTCAGGCAATGTGACAAAATTATATGATTTGGAACACAACCCTGTCTCTAGAGTATGTTTTTATTGGCTCTTCTGTCATTACTATTGAAGATCCGTCTGCTACGGCTGATGATTTTCCAATATACAATTCGTAGTGCTCTTGATGATTAACCGCATTACTTGAATAAACTGTTATATTTTGATAAAGATTATTGTCTAAAACTCCAGACCTGACACCAAGCAGCTGCTTTCCATTTAGCCATACCTGTCCAGATATATCAGAGGCTGGCTTTATTAGGATATAGTTGGGTTCATCTATATATAAGTATGAAGATATATTTGTTGCTGATGAAGCGTCTTGCCCGTTGATATATATATTGCTAATATTAGACTTTGTTATACCTCCTCCTGCCGTCCAGGAAATATATGTTTCAACCAATCCTGTTTTATTAAATAACAGGTACCCGCTTGATAATGATTTTGGAGTAAATATCATCTCTATGCTTCCGCATTCACCAACTAGGTCTATAAAAAATGCTGAAGAATTTGGCCTAATTCCATTATTATAAACTCTGGTCCTTACTGGATAATTATCTTTTGATATGTCTATGTCCCAAGACGATCCTGATGTTGGTTGAGATGTTGAAATTATATTGCCTGCACTACTAGCATACAATTTTTTTTCAGAATAAAAATAAAATTTTAAAGAATATAATTCTGGAATGTATAAATCAGAATCCGATGACTCAAAAACTACTCTAAAATACAAAATCTTATTTGAAGAAAAATTAGACCCTTGGGTGAAACCTGGAATAGATGATCCATTAGAACAAATAGTCCAAGGGCCAGAAGCCGAAGTTTCTGAAACATATATTGAAACTCCGCTTGATGCAACCCAATCAATTCTTGAAGAAATATAATCTTTTGCTATACTCAAAACCATATCTTCTACAAACTCCCCAGAAGAATCTCCTGAGTTTAGATAGATGCTATTGTTGATAGAGTTATAAGAAAGATTATTATTGTTGTAGATTAACGATTCCCATTTTTCCTGCTCGGGATAAGAGTATGTTGTTTCAATTGTTTGGTACCTATCTGAAGCTTTGAATAGGCTTCCAAGTTCTGGTGAAGATATTTGATCATCCGTATTTAAAAATAAATTATTATAATGAGACATTATTGAATCTTGAGACAATGCGTACCTATAAACAGCTGGACTATCAATTAAGAAATATTCTCCAGATGCCGATGGTCCAGAAGATAAAACAACAGATGTATTTGTAAATTTTATAGACACTTCCTGAGATGCAACTAAAACTCCATCTACATACAGACTCATTGCTCTTACAGAATAAACACCGACAACATGCATTACCCTGTTTGGATTGGGCACTGAATAATCAATTCGGACAGATTCTAATTTAAATACAATGTTTCCATTATCCCAATACAATCCAATTCCGCTTGAGTCGGCTAAAATTGGAGTAAAAGAGGTTAATGTTTTTGGATGAAACCAAGATTCAAGGGTGAAGTCGTTATCTGATGTATCTGCTGTTGCAAATCCACCTGTGCCAGCCGTTCCAGAAAAATCTTTTGACAATGTAAACTGTATATAGCTAGAGCTGTCAATTTTATTTGAATGGTCTCCGCCAGAAACTACTGGCATTCCTAGTTTAGCTATTTGACCAACATAGGACCCGTGATTATTGCAGCCAGAAATATCATAGGCTACTTGACCAGATGACTCATCTAGCTTCCATAGTCCAATAGGAGAATCTTTTATTGCTGACAAATAGTATGACATTTTTATATTATATCAGCACTAAAGTTATATACGGCATAGTACTGATCGTCTTCGTTAAAATGACCTATCTTGTATAAAGATCCTGGAGGTATAATTAAAACAGATCCCTTTTTTGGAGCAAACTGGCTTTTAATTCCATCTTCAACAACGAATGTTTCTGAAGATGCTTGGGACTCGTTTAAGAATAAAAATGCTGTGAATTCTTCTGACTCTTCATAACCTTCATCAAAAATATATGAAACTTCTTGCCTATATAGATTTGATGAACTAGATTTATTATTTTTAAGACCAAAAGCATTTGTGTAAAGATCTGATGTGCTCCAAAAAGCCATCTTTATACTGTTTGATATGTAAAGGGGTAGGTCGTTGCTTGGTGAATCAAATGTGACTTGCTTAAAATATCTATTGCTTTTTTCGTGGTTAGCTTTTACATCCATACACTGATCTTGACTAACGCCAACATTGAGCCATTGGCTATTAGAAATGGAATCCTTTATTTTTTCTACAAAACCATCTGCGTCGGTTATTGAATGGTTAAATATAAAAGAATGTGGTCCCAATTGAGAAACTCCAAACATTGGTATGCTAGATGTCATTAAAACGGCTCCTTATACCAAAATAGCGGGACCATGTATTTGCTTCCGCTGTTTATTTTTTTAGGATGGTGGACATACGGGTGTGTAGATGGAAATATTATTATACTGCCAGCTTTTGGCTTTATACTTACTCCTTGATTTGGAAAATCTATCTCCCCGCCATCGTAATCATCGTTTAAATACATGACTCCTGATATTACTGGATGCTTTATATTTGTAGGATCATCAGAATCAATATGTGGGCCCATGTCTGCGCCAGGGCTATATTTTTTTATATTAAAAAAATTAGGAAGCCATGGCTTACTAATCATATGAATATTGCAATAGCTTGATATTGCAAACTCAGACAAAGAATGTATAGTGCTGGATATCTTATACGCATCAAAATCATTTTCGTCAGTCATACGATTTGTTTGAAATACACCAGATTTTCCAATACCGTATTTTGTCATAGAGTCAGTACTTGCATTCCATTCTTCCCACTTTGATATTCCTACATCTGGTTTTAATAAATTTTCTGATGCTTCTATGTCAACAATAAATTTTTCTGGGTTGTCCAAGATACTCTCGTAATAAAATATTTTATCGTATATCTTTTTTATAATCATATTATTGGCTATCCGTATTATTTATTTTAAAAAAAGTTTCCTTCTGATTTGTTTCCATTATTTTACCAACAGATGGTTTAGATTTTGTTATAGAGTAATCTGGAGATTCTCCCTCTCCTATTACATACCTATGCCACTTTCCACTATTAAATGAAGCTTTTCTTTCAGCTTTTCTTATAGATTCCCATTCTTCTTCACCGTGTTTCTTAAGACCATCATGCCAATACTCTGATCCGTCATACTGGTACTGCCAAAAAGTTCTAACCAGGTACTTGTCTCCGTTAGATATCTTGTCTACGCCATGAAAATACCGAGAGGCTCCTGTTATAGGATCTCCAGATGGGAAAACAACAACATCTCCAGCTTTAGGCTTATAGTGAATAACTTCTCCAGACTCTTCTTCTAAGAAAGACAATCCTCCGCCCTCGTAATCATCATTGAGATACATTGTGCATGTTACAGCAAATTTTAATCCTGGGTCATCTGCTGTAGCACCAACATAATCTGTATGATAGTGCATAGCAAGATTGTTTTCTGCTGCCGTTTCTTTATATTTGCATATTGAAAAACCAGAAGAATGCCAGTTTGGCAACTGAATATTATATTCGTCTATATAGTCTTTTGTAACAGAATAAAAAACTTTATCTAGTTCTGCTAAAAAATCTGATTGTTTTTTTGCATATTCATCAGTAAGGTCAATTGGGTTTCCATCCCAATCTGCTTCATACTTGTGATCTCTTGTCATGCCAAGATTCATCATTAATCCAAATCCGTACCAGTCGTCCCACGATTTAAATAAAAACTTAGGATCACTTTTTTGAGATAGCTCTAACAAATCAATATAATCCTTATGATTTGGAATTGCATTTTGATATACAATTACTCTTGGATATATAACAACTTTTTTAATCATTCTGAGATCTCCATTCTTTAATCTATCCGATTTGAATAGATTGTCCACCTATGCAATTAGATTTTGGGTCAAACAGCAACTCGACAATATCTGCTATATCTGAAGAAGTTACCTGTATACCTATTGGTTGAGATGCTATGTAATATCTTAAATCAGGATTATTTTCAAAAACTCCCTTTGCCATATCTGTATTTATTACACCAGGACATATAGCATTTGGTCTAATTTTTGTTTTACGTAAATCTTTAGCTAAGGATGAGGTAAAGCCCTCCACGCCACTTTTGCTGGCCGTGTAAGCTGTATTTGAATTTGGTATATGTGCTGCAATACTGCTCATGTTAATTATCGGAGTATGCGTTTCTGTATCCATAAGTTTTAAAAAAACAGAACACATGTTCATGGTGCCTAGCAAGTTTACTGATATCACCTCTTTGTATCTTTCATAAGGTTGCAACTCAAAGGGTGCTGCTTCAAATATACCAGCGCAATTAACAAGTCCAGCAATTTTTTTGTGTTTTATTTTTTCGTAAACAGATCTAACATTTTCAATATCAGAAACATCACACTCTTCAATACTATAAGGTGCTGGCTCGTAATCCTTATCCCTTATGTTTTTTGTTGAAATGCCTAACACTTCATATCCAATAGAATGAAGTCTTTCGGCTACGACTCTACCTATACCTCTGCTAGCTCCAGTTACAATTACTGTCACGCTTCACCATTTTTTCCAACATAGTCTGGTATTATTCCCATATCAGCCATGTCTTTCCAATTCTTATACACTTCTTCTTGCTTGGATCTAGTAATCTTTAGCTTTTCTTCTCGTTCACGAATTTGCTCTTCTGTGTAAGTTAAACCATCTAGGTCCCAGAAGGATCCTACGGTGTATCTTGTGCCATCATGAACCTTTGTAACCTCATGCTCATTATTGTGGCCTCCCGCAAAAAACACTAGCATTCCCTTTTTTGGATGAATTTGAATGTCATCGTTTTTAAAGTTTAAGTATCCGCCTTTAAAATCATTATTTAAATATATAAAGGATGCGTATTTACTTCTTTCAAACTCTGAAGGGGATCCATCCTCATTTGAATTATCTGAATGGAAAGCAGCAAAAGCTCCTGGAACCCATTTTTGTGCATGATAACTAACCTCATCTAATCTTTTTTGAATTAAAGATTCTCCCATTTCTTTTATTCTTGGCTTTAGCATATTGTGAAAATAATCTTTTGGAAGACCAAACATTTCACAACCTCCTGTAGGGTCTTCATCCCAAAATCCCATTGCAAGAGATCCGTAAAAAGAAATCTGATTCCAGTCAAGTATATTACTCGAAGACAACCAATCAAGATAGGATATTATAGATTCGCATTCTTTATCTGTTATAAAAGACTCAACAGAAAAACATTCTTCTCCGTGCTGCTCAATCTTCATCGCCGACATGCCTTTCTATGGTCCAAAAAAACGGTGCTGTATATCTAACCCCAGAAGTTATTGGTCTAACCCCATGAATATAATTCTTATCTCCTGGGAAAAAATATGCGGCTTTGGATTTTGGCTTAAACTCAATTCCCTGCAGTGGGAAGTATAGCTCTCCGCCTTCATAATCGTCGTTAAGATAAAACACTGTGCCTAAATCATACCATGGGAAAGAGTTTGGCGTTCCAGCGTCTGGACCTTCATGCATTTCTTTATCCGCATGTGGCTCTTGTCTAGATCCAACTGGCCATCTAACAATGCATGGACCTGTTGATCTAGACTTTACTTTAAAAAATGTATCAATTGTTTTATTTAATCTATTAATAATATTATCTAAAATAGTTATAATTTCTGGACTGTATTTTTCAAAAGTTTCAAGGGTGACAACTCTGTCTTTCCAAATATTTGCCTGATATATTAAATTTCCATTTTCATTATACTCATCTTCAGTTTCGTCAAAGTGTTTATTGTTTCTAGCCCAATCTAACAAAATGTTTTTTTCATCTTCAGTAATTGCATCTAGTATCTCAACTATATTATCTTTTGAGTTGCCAAAATAACCAGATGGGGTAATTGATCTTGGGCTAAATGTAGCCATATTTTGACTTGTGTTATGTTTCATATTTATATTATACCTTAGTTTTAAGTAAAACTCTTTCTAGTCCAATCCATTTTTTTGTAACCGCCGCCGCCTTTAACCCTATGCTTTTTTGCTGATTCATTTTTTCTGCTTAAAATGTCAAAAGATGAATGGAACTCTTTTTCCATTTCCCAAGACTCTCGCCTAAAAGGAATAATTTGAATATAAGGGGTGCCAGCACTTATTGTTCCGACAAAATCCTTTTTAATAAAAAATGGCATGAGGCCAGGTGTGCTAACCCTATCATTATCAATGATTCCAGATGTTGTTATAAATGGAAGATCAAATCTGTTTATGGGATTAATATAAAGTCCGCTGTATCCATCTGGTAATTCTGGCATCCAGTTTGGGTACCAGTGAAAAGCATTTTCTTGGTATCCGTATGGAACTGGGAACTCTCCCATAACATCCCTTGGCTCACAAAAAGATTTATACTCGTCTGGAACTGAGACAGATACTTTTCCATCAATTTTATAAAAATGGATGTCGCATGGCGTTAAAAGTAAATATCCAGATACAAAGGAATCCATTAATGCTGGGCATGCCTTAAATGATAAGGTATCAGAATCTAATATGTTTCCATCTTTATTAACCCAGTTTCTATTCGCAGAAGAAAACCATTCTGGAACAGATATCTTAGAAGGCACTGGGTATACAGAATTTTTAAAGTTGTAGTCTTGTGCAGAATGAAAAATTATTTTTGGCATTAATCTATAACCTTTAGATTAATAGCCTTAACCTCATGCTCACCAACTTTTTGCCCAAACCAATTTAATCCATTTTTATAAAAGTTTGTCCATTTGCCAGAACTCAATATGCTATTTCTGATTTCATCAGCAGATTTAGAATCATTAATTTCTAATCCAGAATCCTTTTTTTCTTTGTTAACTTCAAACACTATCTCTGAATTTTGCAGTTCAGATAAAGATATAGGCAATATAGTGCATATAGGTGTATTTGCTTTAATGGTTATTACTTTATTTGGTTGAGTTACTCTATAAGCTATTGGAAGTGGCCCATCAAAAAAGGAAGTGCTTATGAGTGTTGTAAAGCATGTTGCTCCATCAACAAAGTAGTTTGATGGTGGCATTGTTAGCAGAGTTACATTATTTTCTGTAGTAAACTTTATTCCTATATTAAAGCTAACAGTAGCATTTGCTCTTTGAAGACTTACATACTTATCGCCAGCCAAAACTTTAATGTGATCTGCTGAAGAATCTGAAATACCGTCCCATATAAAAGATATGTCTTCTGGAAAAGAAACTGACCACCCTAGTCTATTTGTTAAAGCAAGTGGAAAACATTGATACGCATGTTTGTCATACGTATCGTCCATCCACCACCTTTTTACTGGCATTTGATATATATCTGCAGAATTTTCTGAAACTCTTTCTGCGTATATTTTGTACATTATAAAAGGCCTTCGTAATACTTTTCCTCTAGCTTGAAATATTCTGGAGTGTGCGCTGTTTCTAGATAGTCTAGCATTGTAACAATTGAATATTTTAATCCGCTTGTTACTGGCATGGCTGCATGGGAATATATAAAAGCAGAAGGGAAAAGATACAAGTCTCCAGCTCTGGGTTTAATTTTTAAATTAAACTTATCAAAAAACAACTCTCCGCCTTCGTAGTCATCGTTTAAATATCCAACAGAAGAAAGTACGCATGTATAAGAATAGCCATGGTCTGAGTGCACTTTAAAGTGTTGGTTCTCTCCGTATCTGACATAATTAAACGATTCCCAATATTTTAATGGTGCAATATTAAAACCAGAACTGTAATGATTTACTGGATCCAGCTGAACATCTTTTGAGTCTTTCCATATTTGAGCAAGAGCTCTGTCAGTTTCGTCAAACATGTTTGACTGCTTATTTTCATTATTTGTAGTTATTGAACCATCGTCATTTACCTTAATTTTAAAATCAACACAATCTCTATACGATAAATCTGTATTAGAATACCCAGTAGATGCTTGGTTCCACTTGTACCTTAATGATTTTTGAGAACCAATTGTATTTTCTAGCCTATCGATTAGATTTAAATCTTTTTTAAACACGTCCCTGTAAACAGCAATTCCAGGTGCTAATAGTTCTACATCCATTAAAGTACTCTCCTTTTTTTAAAGTATATCATATTGATTAAATTATTGGAACCCAAACTCCAGGCTCATTATGCTTTAATGCAAATAGCGGTGACACATAAAACTCAATAATATCTGACTCTGAGTCAACCTCAATCCTAATTAGATCAGTTGGCTTATTAATAATTAAATCACCATCAACCACATTTTGAGATTGAGTTATCTGACCATTATTAAAATGTATTTTGCCGTTATCTACTTTTGCAAAATAAAATCCATGAAGAAATGGTATATTCTGTCCTGGGAAATCAAACCACTTTATATTGTCGTTATTATAGTATTTTACAGCTTTACCATAAACCATATAATCCTGTGCTTTTTTGTTTATCTGGTAGGTGTCGCATGCATGACCAACTGTAATCGCCACATGCTTATATAAATCATAACAGGATTTTGTGTATATAGAAAATATATTTTTTGGCATTTTTTTTATAGATCTAACTTTTACTAAAGATCCGTCTACAAGGTTATAAACATCGTCTATCTTCGGCCCTAAATGCTCAATATCATGAATAATATTGTTTATTCCAGAAATATTTTTATGAATAAATTTAGTTTCACTAAATATTTTTTTCAACGTACACAGCTCTCTTGTCAAAATAAACTACTGGGTAGGAATAGTTTCTAAAATCAAATATTTGATCTAAATCTATTTTAGTAATAATATCTTCAAATCCTAAATCATATATAGAATTGTAAAGTTGATCACCTGCTGGGGTTCCGCTATTATCTGAATATATATTTGACCAAACCTGGTACCCCAAATGTTTTGAAAGCATGTCGTTTGTAATTACAGAATATTTTGCAACATTTTTGTTTCTGTAAAATGGGTCAACATACATTCTATTTATTTGGCATGACATTAGCCATGCGCTTTGAGCAATTGGAAAATCGTTATATATCTTGTTAGATACTACTATATCCCCAGTTAAATATTCACCAGAGTTATAGGCAGTGCACATAACCTTTATATCAGACTCAGCATCTTCTACAAAAGCAAAGTAGCCCCATATGTTTTCTTGCTTAAGGTCTAAAGGAAATTCCTTATAAGCAATATCCTTTACGACCTCTTTTTTTTCATTCCCGACAAGGAACTTCATTGCCAAACCTTTCTAGTTTGTTTTATGCGGTCCAATCGGTTGGGTAACCGTCGTAAGTAAGACCATTTTCTGTAAAGTAGAAATCTTTTGGCTCAACGTTTATTGAATAAACTTGAATTGTTACATCTATATTTTTTTCAAGATTTTCAATTGGAACGAATGCTTTTTCATTATAATTGTATATTAAATCAGATGGAATTATGTCTGGTGACATTATAGGCTGAATTAGGCCATCTCTTTTTGCAATAATGCAGTGTGTCATAGAGTAAATATCTGAGTTTACAACAACCGCTCCTTGCGAATCATGTATTCCTATATTTGTTACTGTTGCCAAAGTTTCTTGTGCATTAGCAAAATCTTCTTCGCTAATAACAACTGGTGTTCCGTCGTAAGCATAGTCATCTGGCAATCCGCTAAAGCTTAGAGTTACAACTTGATCTCCAACTAGAAGTTGTCCAGCAGCAACTAAACCGTTAGGTGTTCTAATTAAAGTACTGACTCCAACGCTCTTATAGTTAAACCCTGGAGGTGAAAAGAATCCTGGGGGTGAAAAGAATGCTGGAGGGGCAAAGAACCCTGGAGGTGAAAAGAATCCTGGAGGGGCAAAGAACCCTGGAGGGGCAAAGAACCCTGGAGGTGAAAAGAACCCTGGAGGTGCAAAGAACCCTGGAGGGGCAAAGAACCCTGGAGGTGAAAAGAACCCTGGAGGTGAGAAGAATGAAGGTGCCTGAGTTGTTACGTTTCCAGAATAAGATGAAAATCCACCGCTACCGTTTGCATTTCTTGCCCGTACACGGTATGCCTGAGTAGTATTTGCCTCATTTGCTATTGTAGTGCTTCCGCTACCTGCCTGAGTAACAGTTTTATTTTTAACTGGTGACTCATTAGATTCAATGTAGTAATCAATAATTGTGGATCCACCATCAGATGGTGCTGTCCAGGAAATTGTATCTTGGTTTACTCCAGCAGATGCTCCTGGCTGCGCCATAGTTGCTGGAACAGTTGTGGCTGTTGCGGTTGCAGTATTTGAAGCCACTGATGAAGCATATGCGTCAACCGATGTAACCGTATAAGAATAAAGTGTATTAGATGCCAGTCCTGTATTAGAAAATGTATTTGTTGGATGAGTAACTGTTGCAATTTCAGTGCCACCACGAAATACTTTATAAGAAGAAGGAGTGTTGCCAGATGTTGGGTTTGTCCAAGACAAATCAATTCTACCATCATTAAATGGTCTATTTGCTGGAACGTTTGTTGCTGTTAAGTTGGTTACTGGATTTGGTCCAGTAAAGTTATCTTGAGCTGCTGCTCTTCTACCTATATTTTTCATTTTATTCTCCTATTGCCTATTATCTTAAATCTCCAGCTAACAACCAAGTTGAAGCTGCAATTTTTGTTGCTGTTACTGATGAATTTAGTGCTCTTAATGTTCCACCTGGAGTTGAAAGAATTGTTATTCCATTTCCAGTTATATTTGCACCAGTGCCTGATGATTGATAGAAGCTGATTGAAGAACCGATTGCATATTTTGCATTTCCTGTTGCTTCAAAGCTGATATTCACTGCACCAGACAGTGGAATTAATGAGTCACGAACTGCTGCATCTGTTCCAAGTAAATCAAGTGTTGTGTTTGATGAAACAGCTGATGCTATTGTTGTTAGAGATGGAACTCCAGCCTTTGTCTGTGTCTTATCTGTAAATGCTACTCCTGCTGCTGCAACTGTTACTGTTCCAGTAAATGTTGGTGAAGCAATCGGTGCTTTTGCTGCTAAATTAGTTGTAACTGTTGATGCAAAGTTTGCGTCATCACCAAGTGCTGCTGCTAGCTCATCAAGTGTGTTAAGTGCTGCTGGGGCTGATGCGATTACTGCATTTACCTGTGCTGTTGCGTCTGCAATAGCTTCTGATTTAGCAGTTGCGATTGCTGAGGCCTGTGCTGTTGAAACTGGCTTTGCTAAATCTGCTGTATTATCAACATTTCCAAGGCCTACGTGTGCTTTTGTAACACCAGCAACTGTTCCAGTAAATGTTGGTGAAGCAATTGGTGCGTATGTTGATGCTGCTGTTGCAGATGCTAGCTTAGCATCAAGTGCTGATCCTAGGCCATCAATTTTTGTTATTTCAATTGCAGCTGATGCATTTATATCTGCATTAACAATTGCGCCATCTACGATTTTTGCAGATGTTATTGCTGAATCTGCAATTTTAACAGTAGAGACTGCTCCATCTGCAATCTTGCCTTCTGTAACTGCTAATCCTGCAATTTTGCCTTCAGTTACAGCAGAGTTATTTATTTTATCTGTTGTAACGGATGAATCTGCAAGCTTGCCAGTTGTTACTGCAAGGTCAGCAATTTCATTTGTGCCGACTGAGTTATCAGAAAGGTGAGATTGTGAAATTGAATTATCTGCAATTTTTGCACCAGTTACAGCTAGATCTGCAAGCTTTGCTACGGTGACTGCTTGATCTGCAAGCTTCGCTGTTTCAACTGCTCCCGTGTCAATTTTTGCTGCAATGATTGAAGAATCTGCAAGCTTTGCTACGGTGACTGCTTGATCTGCAAGCTTTACTGTGGTGACTGCTTGATCTGCAAGCTTCCCTGTTTCAACAGAACCATCTGCAATTTTAGCAGAAGTTACTGCTGAATTGTTAATCTTTGCAGTTGTTACATTAAGATCTACAATTTTTTCAGTTGCAACAGAATTATCTTGTGGCACTCTTAAATCTGAAAGTCTTACATCTGATGTATAAACTAAATTTGCTGCATCTAGGATACCATGTATGTTTGTAGAAATTGAAGAATGGTTAGATAGAGAATTTACTACAATGCCATCTGCATAAGCTTTAGTTGAAGCATCTGTACCAGTTGTTGGGACACCAAGATTTGAAATCTTGTTTGTTCCCATGTTTAATTCACCAGACATTGTATCGCCAGATTTGGCAACTTTTCCAGAAATGGCTGTTGTTAGTGTTCCAGAAAGATCTGCGTTATCTGCTAGAGATGTAGCAATTTCTGCTAAAGTATTTAGAGCTGCAGGTGCTGCACCAACAACTAACTCAATTGCATCCTGAACAAATGCTGTTGTTGCTACTTGAGTTGTATCTGTTCCAGCAGAAGCTGTTGGGGCTGTTGGTGTTCCAGTCAATGCTGGGGAAGTTAAAGACTTAGATGTAAGAGTTTGGGCTCCTGTTGTTGTAACAAGAATGCTTGTGTCAGCAATTCCGTGTACGTTTGTTGCATCAGATTCGTGAGCTGAAAGCGCTGTTCCTGCTGCAGTTGCTGCCGCTGATATAGCCTCTGACTTGGCAGTTGCTACATTTGCAGTGGTTGCTAAAAGTGAAGTATCTGCAATTCCGTGTACGCTTGTTGTGGCGTTGTTGTGGTTAGTAACTGCTGTAGCTACTTCTGCATCAAGTGCTGCTCCACCTGGAAGCTGAGCCAAAGGTATTAATCCTGCTCCGTCAAGAGAGGCTACTCCGTTGGCAACACCTTTTGTGCTAAGGGCAACGTAGTCGTCTACTGTACCTGAAAGAGCGTAATCAAGATCTCTCCAGGGAGTGTCTCCATCTCCAAATTTAAAAGTATTAGTATCTGTTTCAATACCAATTTCTCCTGCTGCTAGTGTTGGGTTAGCATCAAACCAATCCTCTGCTAGACCTCTTCTTAACTGTAATCTTACTGTTGCCATTTTTTACCCCTTATATATTTTATTTATACTGCCTATTGTATCACTTAATGATTTAAGATATAAGCCCAGAATCAAAAACCATTGAAACATCTGAATCTGTAGAATATGGAGATCCTCCATCTACGAATTTGCTGGTTGCACCAGGATTTACTCCATTTGCCTGTAGCGTATATATTGGCTGGCCGTCATAATCTATAGCTAGTCCAATATCCATAAAACTTACCTGTGTGCTTGGATCTGGAATTTCTGAATTAAAAGCTATTGGAACCCATGTTCCATTTAGCTGAATTTGTAGTTTATTTGTTGCTGTATCAAATCGAAGGGGTGTTTCGCCTAAAACGACGTTAGACCCAAATGTTGCAGTACCTGCTACATTGAGTCCATTCTTTACTTTAAAATTTTTATCTACTGTTGCCATTTAAGTTCACATATCCCCTAAGTTTTTGGTGGGGTTTTAAAAGGACCCCTTACCTTTTATTTAATTATGCGTTAAATACTGTACCAGATACAGTAATTGTTGAATCGTTTACTGGATTTACTCTGATTCGGCAATGAGTTCCATCTACATCTGCTGTAATTGTTCCTCTTGAACCATTTGTTCCAACGATTGCATATTCTGTAA